ATCAGCAGAATGTTTTTGGCGTAGGGGGCAAACCATTCCACCGAGGTGTCCACGATAGCGTCAAAGTATCGGTCGGTGTTGTGTTCGGGACGAATCAGGGACTTGTCCGCACGACGGTCATATTTACCGCCCATGCAGCAGTAAGTGTCGCCATTGAGTATGATGGCAGCATTCCGCTTGACGGCTTCGTCCAAATGGTTTTTGAGCAAGCCTCTATCGCAATGGGGGTTGTCCCAATGCAGGTCGCTGACAAGTAAGAACTCCTGCCCCGATTGGCAGGTGACTTCGTGAATGTTTCGTGTGTGCTTGGTGGCTGGTAGAATCATACGAGGTTTTTAAGTTTGGCATTCTCGGCTTGGAGTAGATGGATGGTGTGTTCCATTTCCTCTAACCGCTGACGCAAACTTACGACCTCGTTACGAAGTTGTGTTAATTCCTTGTTTTGGGACTCGCTGGTAGCCTGCCACATAGCGAGGACCGCTTGGGCCTGCCTGACTTGCAGGGAGTCCGATTCTACACGGCCCTTGGTGAACCAAGCGACCGCTCCACCGACGATTGCTGCAACGCTCCCGACGATGGTGGTTTCTATCAGGTTCACTTCTTGACCTTTACTTTATCGATTGTCATCCAACCAACCGAAAGCAAGGTGATTAATGCACCAATAATCTCTTGCAAAGTTTCGGTGTCTAACAAGCCCTTAGCGACGAGGGTTCCACCGATGAAGGTCAAAAGGTGGCGGAGTAAAGCGATGACTGCTGATTTCATAAAAGGGAGTTTTGGGGTTTCGGGGTTGCGTTTGCGGAAGATTCTCATAGTGATTTGTGTTGGTGGTAGTCCTCGGTGTACTGCTCATCCCATCCGAGGAAGGAGTGAACTCCGCAGGGTTCGGGCCAAATGATGTAGGGTGCAGTGAGTTCGTTTGGCTCGTCTGCGTTAAATAACACATCAACGCTGAACTCCTTGCGGACCTTGACGCAGTTGCCTTCCTTGTCGGCTTGTTCGCATAGGTGGCCGAGGATTACAACGCTATCCATCGGGTCCAACGTGGCGAGGACTTGGTCTGCAATGTTCGCAGACGGGAACGAGAGTTTACGGAAACAGGCCATCGTTACAGGGTTGACAATGCGATGAGTTCAGCGTTGCTTAGACGTGAGGTGTAGAGGGCAGCAGAGCGGATGCGGTCGTTAAGGCCAAGAGTACCAGTTGGACTCGTTCCTAAATTTATTTGATTCAATCCGGTTGGACCAGCAGCCGCCGTTCCAGTTGTGACAGCAGCGCCATTTGTGCTTATGGAGTACGTTGTGCTGCCTCCCGAAATAATATAACCGACCGCAATTTTTAAAGCACCAATCGGAAACGCCCCTAAATTGATTGAGGTGGCTGCATTAAACGAAACAAACAATGTTGTTCCTAACGTCCAAATAATAATTCGTTGCGCATCTGAACCGCTTGTTACAGATATAATTCTTCTTTCAGCGGCGTTCGCCATTAAATTTACCTCCGCATAAACCGTCCCCTCGGTCTGCCCGATGCAACCGCTGACTGCGCCTGATAGGGTTATAACGTCTGCGTTGCGGGTTATCGAGCCTGTGGTTGTGGGGATGTAGGAGGTTGCGACGGAGCCGACTTCAAGTTGCGCGCCAAAAACATAAACACCCGACGCTCCTGTTCCTGTGTATGATGTATTGCCTGAAGCGTCTGCAAGTCGGACTTGCACATTAAAATTGGCCGTTGTGGTTGGGGTGTAAGTCAAGATGCACCGATACCAACCATTGCCATAATTTTGTATTAAGGCAGACACGCCTATACCCAAGGTTGCCGTCCCTGCGGATAAATTGAAAGTAGCATTAGCCCCACCTCCCGCATTATTAAGAAAATTTACTTGTGTTCTTTCGGCTGATTTTACAAAACAACTAAAAGTATAAGTCGTTCCGCTAACTTGCCCCGCTGGAGTTTGTAAAATAACATGCGTACCAGAAGATGCGTTTTCCTGAATGTAATCGGAATTTGTGCCTCCAAATGGGTCGGTTGTGCCTGTTGAATTTGCAACACTACCTGAGCCAAAGGCATTAAGGCCTACAAGAGTCCAACTTGTATTAAACGCTTCACTTTGCAACAAAACATTCTGCGCACTCGGCTCCACCAACAACGCAGGGCAGCCAGCCGTTCCTCCGCTGGTGTAGTAATCCAAGCGAGGCACACCGCTTGCAACGCTCTCAATCAAGCCAGCCGAATTGAATCGGGTCGCAGTCGTTGCACGGGTAACGTTAAAGTCCCCCGATGAACCAAGGACCAACCCAGCCGAAGTCGTAGCGATTTGTGTGTAGAGTTTCCCCGTCTTGAATCGGGCAGGGACGATAAGGAGTGATGGGCTTGCAGGCATCTGCTATGCGTTTAAAAGATTATACATTCGGACTTCGAGGCAGTTGATGAAGCGAACCTCCGCAGCGTCAGCCGTGTCGGTATTCGCCCGTTGCATGAACGGAAGCCAAGAGTTGGAATAAAAGACGAAGAAAGCGTATGATTGGAACGAGTTAAGGAATCGGGTTTGGAGGCATCCATTGACCGCAGCCTCGGCAGGCAAAGCCCCGTCAGCGTCTGCACGTTGGTTGAAGGCAAGCCAAAACGGATTGCCACCGCCAAGCAGTTGATTTGTTGGATAGCCGTAGCCGTAGCCTATCAGCATTGCTTACAGGAATGTGAAACCGATGACCGAACCCACCGAAGGAGTAACGGCAGTAATCTTACCGCCATTGCGTCCTGAAATAACGATGCCAGCGGAAATAGAAGCCCCCGAAAAGTTGTAAGCGGTTAGCAGGTTCTCGCTTCCAGTTCCGGTAAGGGTTGTGAAAGTGGCCGCGGTATTGACTACCAAGAAGTCGTAGTTCTTCCCGGTAACGGTTCCATTGATAAACTCCATCGTACCGCCCTGTCCGAGCATTTGTTGCAATATGGGTGTAGGCATTTTTTAGCGTTTAATTGTAAATGTCTTTTAGGTTGGAATTTCACAAACCGAGTGAGAGTAAGGAATCTCAAAGGTCATCGTCGCCTGCCACCCAGCCGTGCGGTCGTCCCGGCTCTCTACAAACCTCGTAAGGCTCACGCTGGATGAGAGGGTCCAGTCCTCGTTCGGGTCGTTTGTAAGGGCTGATATGAAGTCCTGTGCTACCTGCAGTTGGTCGCTTAAGACCTCGTCCTCGTTGTCCTGCCAACCCAGCGTAGGGCTTCCCGAAACCACTCCGCCCATCGGCTTGATGGACTCAACTCTATCACTAAAATATACCCCAACCACCAAGTCCAAAGTACCAGCGTCAGTACTTGCAGACTGAACGTCCGCAAAGACCAAAGGATAGACAATACGCTCACGGCTTGGGGTTCGCAGGTTGATGGTGTTGTCCGTGCCGATTGCAAGCGGGTCGCCCGTCCCGAACGAGTTGACTTGCGGGTGAGCATTTGCAAGGTCCAGCAGGGCTTGCTTGATTTTTATCCATGACATAAGTCTGCAGTTTCAGTATGTTTTTTTTATGTGCGCCCATCGTTAGCAGTCATTACAAGCCCCGAATTGTCCGTAAGGGTAGGGGTAGTCAAGGTTGCTGATTCCCATCCTCCTGTTGCGGTCCAAGACCATCCCAGTTCGGTAGTTGGTTGCGTTCGGGTAGATGGTATCCAAAGCAGACGGAGGCGAGTTCCACAAGGGGTATGAATTGCGGTTCTCCATGAGGTAGCGGGTAATGCGTTCGGAATACCACTCGGCATCGTTCTTGACCTTATCGGTCAGCCTTGTGATTTCTTCCATGCTCATTTGGCTTGATTCCTCGCTTGTTCTGCGAACCATGCCCTTGTTCATGTACTTGAACGCTAAGACCATTGGCAGTTCGTAGTAGAGCCACTGAATCATTGCGGGTTGGATGTAGTCCTCCAGCAGCGTTTGATTGAGTGCAGAGGTTGAACCGCTGACCACTTGGGTAACCAATTCCCCGTAGAGCGCAGAGCCTACAATCGGCTGAATCCGCATCTCCTGCACCTTGACAACCGTTGGACGGATTTGGGTGTAGGATACGTTCTCGTTGATGATGCTATTGTCGAGCAGCGTTTCTTCGCTTATGAATAGTGCCTTCATGCCTTGCTGATTTTATTGCCTTTACGGATGACCAACTGCTGCTCCCATACGTGCCTGCATTGGGGGCGATTCACTCCGCTCGGTGTGTGATACCAACCGCCTCTGCGATTCCATACGGAATACCCCATGATTGCAGAAATCCCATCGATGTCCTCCCTCGTGTAAACCTTGCCCTGCCCTGCCAAGTCAAGCATCACCTTGCAGAACTCACGGCTGGAGCCTTTGTCCTTGTTGCTGAAACCTGTTGCCCATGCGTACTTGTAGCGGACCTCCAGTACTGGCTCGGCAACTTCCTTCACGTTCTTGGGCAGGTTCTGCTCGGCTATCTTGTCCACCGCCCGGCTGATTGGGTAGCGGTCCTTTGTGATTAGGTAGGCGACCCGCTTGGCGACCTTTGCCTTGCTGACCCCGAACTCCTTTGCCATTTCTTCAACCGATGCGTCCCGGTTCTTTTTGCGATACGCCTCAATTTTGAGGTCCAATTCTTTTTCTTCTTCGCCTAATTCGGCAAAGGCCAAGCGGATATTCTCATCGATGTTGGCATCGAACCGCATCGGCTTGGAGTGCATGACATGATAGTCGTCTGCATGGCATCCGAACTTGCTTGCAACGACCTCCAAGACTTTGAACTCTTCGTCGCCCCAGCCGTAGTCCTCGTCGTCTTCTTCGCCCCAAGTCGGTTCGCTGAACTCTTGGGCCTGCACTCCGAGCATCGTGTCAATCTCTTGGGCTGACAAACCGAAGCCCGCTGACAACATCGTCCGAGCCATTTCCAGCGTGATTTTCTCCTGCATGTACTGCCTGACGATACGCATCAGGTTTTGGTACTCACGGCCCGATAGTTTCTTGATGTTGTCGTTGCTCTGCAAGGCTTCCACGGCTTGCGGTTGCTCGTCGGGTTGGGGATTAGGTCCCACCACGTCGGCAGGTTTCTCCAAAGGCTGCAGGCCTGCCTTTTCCCGAAGTTCGTCTTGGGTCATTATCTGCAAGAGGGCTTGTTCACTTAGTCTTTCGGTGATAGGCTCCACGGGGATAAGTTCCATCCCTTCCACGCCATTGAAGGAGCCGAGGTAATTAATCATCCGCTCAACTTTGCGCACCCGGTCGTTGACATAGGTGGCCTTGAATAGTTCGTAAGCCTCGACTAATTCAGTCCTTCCTCCGAGTTGGCCCTCGGTTTTGACACCGAATAACGATGGATTCGTTACACGGTGTGCGATAAAGATTTCTTGCTGGATGGCCTTGTTCAATATCTCGAACTGCTTGTCCATGTCGCTTGGAGTTAATGGCTCCAGCGTCGGGGCCTTGGCTGCATCGTCGTTGAAGGTTACGACGAAGCGACCAGCGTTATCCGTACCGCTGAACTTGCGTTTAATTTGCCTCTCGATGTCGCCCTGTTCTTCCGGAGTCGGGATGCCGTTGTTGAAGTTAATCAAGTAACCGCCCCAAAAGTTGTTGCGTAGGTTGTTGTTGTGGAAGTTCGCCACTTGCACGTCTGCCTCAATCCAAGCATTCCCTCCGATGTATTCGGGGAGCGGATAGTGCTTCACGCCTGCTGCGTAGACCCTGTAATAAAACAACTGCTTTCCGAGGCGATTCTCCGGGTCGAATGCAGGAATCTTCTCGATGTCCCCGACC